TAAACCTTGACCACTACCTATGTTAGGTCCACCTCCATTACTTGTAACATTATAAAGAAGATCATTACTTACTAATGTGTTACCAGCGTATTGCCAAAATACAAAAGCATCAATAGATTTAACTAAAGCTGGTGTACTGTTTCCTGTTACTGAATTGTAATATGAAATTGTAGTCATATCATCTCTAGTCACATAGTGATCATATACTCTCATAGTATCTAATAACCATGTAGGTTTACCATCTGTAATGCTAGCACCTAATCTATATTCTTGTAAGTCTGTAAATGGTTGTCCTTGTTGTGTTATGAATGTACAACCAACACCTGTTTGATTTATTACAGGAATAAACTGAGATGGATCGTAAGGCACTTCGTAGTACTCTTTAGTTCCACCGAATGCTAAGAATAGTGGACTACTACCTTGAATTGAAACTACACCTGCAGTCTCAACACCATATGACATTGAATAATTAACAGTTTCTTGAGCTGAATTATTTAAATCATTTCCAATATAACCGATTTGCTCGATATAGTTTGGTGATGGACTTACAAAGTTTTGTAACACATTTTGAATATCAAAGATGGCATTACCAATTGCATTAGGGGTTTGTCTAAGATCTGCTATCTTTTGACCACCTCTAAATATTTGTAGTACGTATTTATCTGATGTAATAACACCAGTCACTGGATCTACTGGAGCTCCTGTTAAAGTTACTGGATTAGCACCATAAGTTTGATCAAATGGTACAGCTGGTGATTGTAATCTTGTTACTGGCATAGTTTTATATTGTTCTTATTAGTTCTTCTGTTAATCTTTCTGTTACCTCATCAGTAATATCTCTAAGGTTAAAGAATTGTTTTGGTTTAAGTCCGCGTTGTGCGATTGATTTTCTAACTGCAAATGGTAATGAACCACCAATAGTTTGAGACTTGAATTGAAATTTATAGTTAGCTGCTACTCCGAATATTCCATCAGGTGTTGAGATGGCACCAGGATCATTCTCAGTTCCTTTAACACCATAGTTTTGAAAGACACCATAGTTTAGCATTTCCATTTGCAAAGAGTTAGTTGTAACAGAGAACGAAATACTAGCTCTTAACGCACCAGTGTCTACGGGTGCTGCTCGTTTTATTTGAGCAGTAATATCACTACCTATTAGTGCAAGTATGTCACTGAGATCAGTTGCTTGTTGACCAAACTGACTGAGTCTTGCATTCATTTCATCTACAGTCATTATTGAATTCCGTATATTTTAACAGTAGAAGGTATCTCTTGATAACCTATAACATCTGCTGTTGGTATTGCTGCATATCCTTGAGCTACATAAAAGTAGTATTCTTCTCCTGCTGTTAAATCTAAATTAAATGAGTGTGATAGATTAACAATAGTAGTATCACTGGTCCATGGTTCGTTAATTAACCATTGAGCTTCTATTATAGGTAGACCACCTGCAACTCTTGCAATTCTAATACCATATTTCAATTCACCGCTACCATCTTCTGGTTCTAACCATTTAGTGTCGATGTCAAACTCTAACTTGTATCTTTGAGTAGTCACTGGTATAATACTTCTGTAACCTACTCCATATTGAGGATCAAAGTAGTTGTTGTTTACCCAATCTATTCCATTATATGAATATTCATAGAAGTTATAGAAGTTATCTTGACCATCAGGGTAACCATCAAAATCTAAAGTATGAATAAATGTAGCTCTTCTAGTTATTAGTAATTCTCTCTTATCAATAGGTGTAATACAGTTGTTGATTGCTTGAGGTACCATGATCTGTAAGTTAACTGTCATTCCAGCTACATCATCTTGGAATCTCTCATTAAATGTATTGTAACTAAGACCATCCCAAAGTACTTGAGGTGCATCTTGATAACCATTCCATAGTTGAGCAATCACATCATCAATATATTGTTGACACTGAGATTGAATAGCTAAGATGTTATTATATGGATTGTCAGAGACTTCACCTCGTGCGATGTCCATAACTATCATATTAAAGTTATATGTAACTGCAGCTCCAGTTCTTGTGTGTGTTGCAGGATTCAGGAATAAGTATGGGTAGTCTGCTTGAGATGCTGAGTCACCACTAGTATTCTCAAATCTGGTTTTTAGATCTGATAGATCTCCGTATCCAAAATCAGCAAGCATATAATGATCATTCACTACTGCTTGGATTCTATTAACAATTTCTTGGTATGTCATATGCTAGGTTTATTTATTTACGTCTGTTGGCGTCCATTTGTCTTTTTTGTTGCATCAATCTAAAGTTCTCTTCTAGTTGTCTCTCTTTTCTGTGAGCCATAAAGTTAAGCACTTTCTTTAAGGGTTGATCAGTCACATAGTCAATCTTTTGAATATCATTATCTGATAGATCTATAAGGACTTTGTACCACCCTTTGGCTATTTTTTTAGGGTCATGAGCATCTAAGTCTTCTTCATCAGTGTCTTGTTCTCCATTTGAGTTAATACCAAATAGTCCACCATATTGTCTGTATGTAAAGACTCTAAATTGTGTGTATCTGTCTATTAACCACATTGCCTCAGCAGCATACTCTGTAACCTTTTTGTCTTTAGGTGTTAAGATCTCAAGAATCTGATCCATGTTTTTCTCAATACCCATTACTATGTAGATGTCTAAGTCTACGAATTCACCAAATAAGATAGTATTGAAATCTCTTACTTTGTGTTCCTTACGTTGATTCATTAATTGAATAATAAAACCAACTGCAAGTATTTGACTGTCTTCAGTACACTCTGCCACCTTTTCAACAGGAGCATCAATTAAACTAGCGATGATCTTACTGTATTGAAAGTAATCACTAAAGTCATGGCTAATTAATTGCTTCCATTGTTTTACTGTTAGACTTTTAGGTAACCAATACTTTTTGTTGTCAATTGTCAACTTTATCATATCTATAAATATAAATGATTTATGAATTGAATTATAGATATGATGCGCTAGATGGTCTATTACCACTAACTACATATTGACCATAATTCTTGTTTTGTAATCTATTCCAGTTAGCGATACATAGCGCGATCACAAGGTCATCATGGAAATTACTACGAGCAGCATACTTAACTGATCTAGTCTGTGGATTGTATGTCATCTCAAAGACTTCAAGTTCTCTATGTAGTTCGGGATATAGAGTAGCTGAAGGTATCTTAACAGTGCCTTCATTGAATCCTAGAATCAAGCTTTCTACTATGTCTCTCTTACTTTGATTTGAGGTGTTAAAACCATGCGCATCTTGGTATTGCTTCTTAATTCCTTCTAAGATAACAGAACCCATACTATTTGTTTCTAACATCATAGTGGCGTTATACTTCCGAGCTAATCTGATGATGTTGGCTGACATAGTTTCCCATTCTTTATGGTTATCTCGGTAGATTTCTACAACAGCACCAGTAGCATCCATTACGACGGCAACAGTGTAGTCACCAGTTTGTGCTAGATCGACACCAATGTAACACTTACCTTGAGGTTTAGGAAATCTCTCAAATGTATTAGTATTAAAGTTTTGAAAGACTTGAGATTCACCTTCGAGAAATTCACCTAAGTATTCTGCTCTAAAGATGGCATCAGGTAATGCACGCTTAGCAGCTTCGACTTCTTCTTTGTTAATGTAAGGATTGTCGTATTGTTCCATTCTGACTGAAGCATGTGATGGATATGAAGGATCTTGACCCATTTGAAACATCTCATAGAAATAGTCATGTCCTCGTGGAGTTGAGAAGAGTACACATTTTTTACCATGTACTAGGATCGTTGGTTGCAGTGCACGCTTCCAGGCGTCTTCACTTTGATATGAAGCTTCGTCTAAGAATAAGTAATCAAATGTGTAACCTCTTAGTCCATCCTCTCGCTCTGAGGATCTGAAGTAAATCTTTGAACCAGTCTTCAATTTGATTTCATGGTTTGAGAAGTTAGTAGCCTCTACAATACCACTATTCTTAATCGCTTCGTAAAGATCTTCCATTAATTTTCTGGCTTGTGAGTATATTGGAGCTACTACACCAATCTTACAGCCTTTGTCGTTGATTCCATAGTACAATAGAAGATTAACTAAAAGTAAACTCTTACCTTGTTGACGTGGAGAAACCACAGTGATGTATTTCGCTGTGGTGTTCATTATAGTGTCTACGACTCTTTCTTGTCCTTTATGTAGTGATGCTCCTATTGCTGTGTTACTCATTCATCTTGTTTATGTTTACAATTGTCAAAGTGGTAGCGGGTCATATTACCTTTACCACCTATCTTTTGACAATAAGGGCATTGTGATGTTGGTTTAGGTTTTCTAAGTTTAGCTTTGTGTTCTTCGGAGAATGCTTTACCTAATTTAGAAGCACTTATTTTAGCCTTAATTTCTTCAGTACGTGGTTTATCTTTATTTCCTGTACCATTAGTATTACCAATACGCGAAGCACTCATATTAGCACGCGTTTCTTTAGATTTTGGTATACCGCTTAATGTAATGCTCGTCTTAAGACGTTGTTCAGAATTCTTATTCTTAAAGTAAACTACATGATATGGTGTAGTATCTACTTTAACACCATATTGGCGTTGTAGTTCTTGTTCTCTTTTGCTGACTTCATAGACACATGTATGTACTTCTAGTATCTGACCATCTTGAATCTTTTGCTTTTTTATCCTATTAGGATAGTTGCTATCTACACCAATCTTTGTTTGTTTACCTTGAGGTGTTCCGTAATATATTGTGAATTGTTCCATATATATTATACCTCATCAATGTCTATAGTTTCTATACCATCTAACGAGTCTAATCTGTCATTAACAGATGGTCCGAATTCAAACTTCATGTTTTTAAATAAGTCATCGCCATCTTTACCTGTGATTTCAGTTCTAGCTAATTTTGGAATAACATATTCGCTAAGCTTGATCATTAGATCCATTGCTTTTTCAGGGTTACTATCGGCCACCTGACCTATCCATGCACTCATATTCTCTAAGTTCATTTCAACTAAGTTTTGATATGCAGTTCTAATAGCACTTGTGTTC